ATGGCATCTTATAGTATTGAAAAGCGAACTCTAGCGAGCGGTGAATCTCGCTACAAAGCCACCGTTACCGTGAAACACCGGAGCAAAATTGCTCAACGTTTCTCTAAAACTCATAAGAAGAAAACGCTCGCTACTGCCTGGGCAAAAAATGAAGTACGAAAGATAGAAGAAGGTGAAACTCAAGACCGTTCTGTACCCATTGGCCAGCTTCTAGACATGTACATTGGGAACAAAAACCTCTGGGACAATACTGGCCGATCTAAACAAACCGTATTAAAAATGCTCCGTGATTGTGACATAGCAAAAATCTATTCCGATGAGCTAACCACTAAAGACTTGATTGAGCACTGCCAGAATAGAGGCAGTACGGGAACCAAGCCATCTACCGTCTATTCCGACATCTACTTTTTACGTTCAGTATTCAAACGAGCTAAACCTGTATTCAACGTTGCCGCGAACGTGAACACATTCTTAGAAGCAACACCCATTCTGTATGAAATGAAACTCATCGGTAAGTCAGAGAAACGAACAAGGCGCCCTACCACCGATGAAATAGACCTGTTAAAAGAAGCACTAGAAGAACGCGAGCAGCGCAGAGAAAACAAAATCCCCTATTCAATGCTTCTAGACTTCAGCATCCTGAGCTGTATGAGAGTAAGTGAAGTGTGTGGTATTCGTTGGGAAGACTTAAACGAAGAACTTAGAACAGTGATCGTACGTGACCGAAAAGACCCACGTAAGAAAGAAGGCAACCATATGGTCGTTCCTCTGCTTGGTGAAGCATTCGATATTGTGATGAGGCAAGAGCGTAAGGGAGAGTTGATATTTCCTTACAACCCACGTTCAGTTGGTAGAGGCTTCGTTGAAGTGTGTCAAAAGGTTGGGATTGATAACCTACGTTATCATGACCTACGCCGTGAAGGTGCAAGCCGCTTGTTCGAGAAAGGCTTTACCATTGAAGAGGTTGCTCAGGTAACTGGCCATAGAAACCTAAATACCTTGTGGCAAGTTTATACCCAGTTGTTCCCACATAAACTACACGACCGTAAAATATAAAAGCGATTAATGGTTTGTAGTGAATATAAAAATATTGACTCGAAGGGACCTATTTGTGTTCACAAATAGAATCCCCAAAAAAAGCTATTCAACCTATCAAGATCCTGGACATTTTCGAGCTAGAAAGTGCTAAGGGTAAAAATTCAACCTGTGAAGGTTTTGGACAATTTCTAGTCGAGTTTTTTCTAACTTAGCAAGGTGTGAATTAACTTAAGTACTGTAACTCGCTTAAGCGCGTAGTCAGTATCTACGCAGCAGATCGCTTTGCTGACAGCCCTAAAAATTATTTGGTTTAGCAGTACGAAAACTTTCTCGTTGTGAAAGTTTTCGTACTGCCCTACTCCATTTACGACCCACTTCAAATTATGAGCAAGTAAATATCTGGAATCTAGACAATGTGCAACTAAGCTTATAATCACTCCTGGGCTGACACACTGGCCGCAATCTTCGCCACCTTTTATGAGGTGGCTTTTTTTTCCAGGTAAACCTAAAGCAATGTTCTAACGGGGAACGCCAAGGCGCTCCTGTGTCGGATTTGGGCGATGGATAACTATTCGTTCGTCCCTCACGACAATTCACCACACTCAAATCAGATTAATGACCTCATATTTCATCCAACTCTGAAACAGGGCAAATACCCTGCATAATTGATTCCCTTTCGAGTGGCTTCAACATTTCTACTTTAGATAGTTGCGCTTTACAAAATTTGCACTAACATCACATATGCACTCACTTGCACTACCTAAATCAGTAGGACTACTTGGCCACCTCTTGAGGTGGCATTTTTTTACCTTAAATTTTGGGGTATATATGAAGCGCTCTCTCACAACGTGCACATTAGCAATCGCATGTGTCACGACAACTAGGGTAGCTTAAACAGCAATAATTTACGAAACTGGGCGCGCCGCCGTTGACCTCTAGCTTGTTCCCCAAATAGACCTCACGAAGGTTTAATTACTACCAAACACCTCTTAGGGCAAAGACGTGTTGGAAACAGCGAACACCAGGTCATAAATATCTCGTTTCGATATGTATTATTATTTATATAATATTATCCCTGTAAACTCTGGTTATTGTGTTGTATTCTCTCGCCCACTTTCTCAACTTCTGGAAGTGTTTTATTTCACTTTGCCATAGCACAAAGGTTATCCAAGAATCTTTGTGTTCTCTTCACACTAACCGATAATTATCAAAGTGTTCTTAATTTGTATGAGTTAATTTGCGTTTTAAGCATATTGGCTATTGCTTCGCTGTAATGCACGACTTCTTCCTCTGTTCTACTTTCTTCAGAAAATTGTTTACCAAAGCTGGTAACAATTCTTACTAATAGATCTTCGATGAATTCTAACGATTCCGAGCAAGAGTTAGGCATCAACTCATTGATAAATGGTTTAATATTTATCCTAGTGTTGGCCTTAGCAACGTAAAAATCTTCTGTCTTTCGGTAGAATGGTGATGCATCAACCAATGCTTTGCGAATGTCAGACTCATCGCATTCCGATTGTATAAAGGAACGGATAGCAGTATCTAACCTTTCTAATGGTGCTATTTCGTTGTTTGCTAATATGCTTTGAATAAGTTGCTGGTTTTTTTTCCACTCATTAATTTGCAATTGGAATAAGATAGAAGCTTTATTAGGAAAATATTGATAAAGGGACCCAATACTAATTCCAGCTCTTTCTGCCACTCTTAATGTCGTAAATCGTCTGATACCCTCCTCTGTCAAAACCTGAGTAGCCGCTTCCAATATAGCGGAAAACAATGTCTTAGAACGCCCTTGTTTTGGGGTTTTTCTGCAATTAATACAAACACTTACACTTTCACTCATTAGCTTACCCCTGTATGCGAATATCAAATGCGAGCATTTAATCGTATTCTATCTTTACAGCAATAACCAGAAGTTTGAGAGAAAATACATGGCTAGGATTTATACTTTTTTTTCCATTTGAGTGCTCGAAAAGAGTGGCTACAACTGAGTCGTAATGATCGTAACTCTTATTTTGCACAACTAAATCACGACGTATTCGCAAAGTATCCAGGTGTGCATATTCGGTTATTTGACGCAGAGGCATTCACCGCATGTTGTAGTGATATTGTGATGTTCGAAACTGAAGATATACAAAGTTACTATTTTCTTGTTGAAGAGTTGAGAGACAGCAAAATATATACAAAGCCCTATTTTGACGTTATTTCAATTTTTCCTGCTATCGAAAATGGATTTCTTGAGTTTGAAGGTGCTAATTGATAAAGGCTTGAATTGAATCTAATCTCGGTATCAGTTTCTCTGCGACGAATATGTTCAGAACTGTTACATTTGGTACTTTCATGCTTGAAACTATCCATAATCGCTCATATCAGCCATCGTAAGAGGCGATGACTGTTTGTAATTTTGAGTACTAAAAGTTATCCGTTACAAGCTAATTTAGTAAAAGCACTAACAAAGTTTTGGACATAAGTTTGTTAGGATCTTAACTCTAATTAATAATTTTCGGATAAACAATCCTATCGCTTAATGTCCCGGTTCAGCGGCAACGAAACGCCGCCCGCTTCAACCGGTTGTTAGATACGACTTATTGCAGAGGAGAATTCGCTTCGCCATCACCCGCGCCTCCGCGCCTCCGCGCGTATTCGTGGAGCCGCAAGTAACTAGCATCCTGTGCAAGGTTTGGCGCTGCCTGTACGATTTGGTCCAAGCATTGCCCCAACTCCCGATATACCCATTGTTGATCGACAATCACAGCATTCAGTAAGCTCAGTGCATCCGTTGGATATCGGTTGCAACCAGCCCTGAACCGCAGCCAAGGCAGCCGGGAATTCAAAGCGGCAATGTCGTAACTCTTGGCATGAGCCTGCTCACACTGCTTTATAAGTTGTCGGGTGCCAATCGGTGCCTTCGTGAAGGCTTGAGCCTAGTGCGGTGAAAGTTGCACGCTGGGTTCTTAGAGGGACGACACTTGGTAACAGGTGTCGTCTACTCGACAGAGCTGAGCCGGTGACCTTACTAAATTAGCGACTCATAAATTACGTCAATTATGTGATACAAACAACAAAATAAATGCAAGTCGTTGAATAATAAATCTGGGTTATATGTTAATATTTCACCTTTTAAAAAGTAGCTAGGTAATTAAAATGAAAAAAGTGTTGTCTATTTTTTCCTCTGTCGCACTGTTAAGTGGTTGTTCATCAATTATGGGAGAACCTGTCGACCAAGATGTTTCTTTTGATGGTGGCGAAATTAAAGTATTTTCATTCAGTAAGGCAGGAAACATTGATAAGGACTCAATTAAAAATGCCTTAGTCTCAAGTTTTGAAAACGCTAGTCGTGTACACAAAAAACGACACTTTTACGGCGACAGCGGTGGCAAGTACACCAAAGGTGTAGGTGTTGAAAATTTGGGTGATAGCATTAAAGTAACTCATTATGATAATTATGCGTCCTTATATGATGAAAAATCTGCCATCTACAAAGTGTCAATTGATGAACGTCGTTTAGAATATAAAGTAACCGTAGAGTGCCCTTCAGCATACCAAGATAAAGCTACCCTGAGAGGCGGAATTACTAAGGAATACATTCCTGGTCAGCTAGCTATTAAAAACTTCAATACTATCTGTACAGACTCAAAGCCTGTAGTAAACAACAAAATATGGATTGAAGGAGAATTTAATTCCAAATTTAAAAGTGAAGATGTTTTTGCTAACTTCTCAAGAATCCTTTCAAAAGTAAATAATCGTGATGAAGTTAAAGGCTTTGATATTGAAAAAGCAGAAGTCTTCACTTTACCAATTAATGATGAGAAAAAGACTCAGTTAGCTGTATCAGTTTACCCATATAGAGGCGGTTCGAAAGTAGTATACGCTTTCCAGTATGATTATAAATCGGATTCCAGTGGTAATACATCATACAAGGATTCTGAGCTTGAGAGTGCTAAAAATAAAATTATCGCCATTTCAAATGACTAGTACTGATAAAGTTAACTAAATTTAACCATATCTTGTATCTGCCCCTCCTTCACTAAGATTGAGGGGTTTGAAACATATTCTTATTCAACTTAAAGATGTATGTTTCAGTGGTCGAAAATCGGTCATGATCACCCGGCGTAAGTAAGCCTGAGACTTTAGGCAAAGTCAGATGAAAAACTGTGAGCTAATCATGAACACACATACGCGCTTTTTTATACCTAGTAGAATAAACTTTGCTATCTTTCTGACAATATAAAATATGTCAAAGCCACTTAAACAAAATATATAGATCAATTGAACTAACGCGTTTCGGGGCACTTTCGAGCTAGAAGATGCCATGGGGAAAAATTCAACCTTAGCAGTTTTCTGGATAATTCCGTTTTAGTGAAATTGTTGACTTAGCAAAGCATGAATTATTAAAAACATAGAAAGGTCGCTTATCTTTGTGTCCAGGCTAACTAGAGCAAAGCATCCTTTCGGATGCCAGTACTTTTCTATATCACCGCCTTCATGACGGTGGTAACAACTTTCCCGATTACCGCGAACTCGTTGAGTTTCTCCTCATTCACGATAAACGAATCATATTCTTCTTTATTGTCTGAGATGACGTTATAGCCCTCGGCCATGATGTCGTACTTCAGGCGCTTTATGTAAACGTGCTTACCAATACGAACAACATAAACACCGTGCTTTACTGGGTGATCAAGTTCTCGGGTATCGACTAATACTTCATCGCCGTCACTCAAAGTGTCTTCCATTGAGTCACCTTGGCAAGTAATGATACGAGCAGTATCTTCGTTTAGCCCGAAACGATGTAGCCACTGACAGGGAACAAATTCAGTTCGTATTTGATATTCAGCTGTATTCTCTGCTCCCCAGCCACAAGCAGCATAAACGTTATAGACAGGAACTGGACACATGTCTAATTGGTGAATCAATCGTGATTCAGCGATATTAGGCATGTGAATCAATTTGCCTTCACCAACCAACAACTCCAGATTTTTTTTGGCTTCAGAAATCGCTAGATACTCAGCACGAGCCTCTTCAGAAGCTTCCTTCCTTGCTTGTACTGTTATGTTTTTTAGTTTCTTCTCAGCCGCTCTCTTAAGAGTTGGGTCGATTTTACTGAATGAAGGTTCACCTAAACTCAATAGTGCTTCCGCTTCACCTTCATCGGTCACATATTTGTGAACCAGTTGGTTTTTTACATCAATATGAAAATTAGAAATATGGTACTCAAAAGCTCGTCCATTTCCTGACGCCTTTCTTTTCAACCAATTGTTTCTTCTAGCTTTTTGGCTAATACCCACAATGGTATTAGGCATCCCTTCCAAGCCTAACAACTCAGAACTAACAAACCACTCTTTCATAAACCCTAATAAACCACTTGACGACAAACCAATTGGATTGTTTAATAAACCCCAACAAACCACTTTAAACCAAAACCACTAAACTGCGATAAACCACTTAGAACGCAGATAGTGATTCAAATGAAACTATAACACGTCAATCTGTTAGAGAAAATGAGGATAACTATATGAGCATGGATATTCACTACGGGCTTCAAGCAATGTTTGGTAAGCCGATAGTCCAATTAAGCGAAGTTTCAGAAGCATTTTTCGGAATGAAGTATGCGACAGCTAAAGCCAAGGTTAGCAGCCATGAATTCCCTATTCCAGCCTTTCGTCTTCATGAAGAAAGTGAAGCTAATAAAGGTACAAAAGTTCCGTTGTTGATTCGAGTTAACGACCTTGCTGATTACGTTGTAAGAAAACACGAGGAAGAGCGAGCAAGGATGGAATCCATCTACGGAAAGTTTCATCGTCATTAAAACCATCTTCGAAGCTAACCACTTTTCTTATGTTTCATAGTGAGTATCAGACATGGAAGTGAACCAGACAATGTGCGTCTTTTTAGCGGATGTACAAGAACAGTACAACGAAGCATGCAGCTTGTTTCGAGCACGACACCGAAACGAGTTAACTGACATAGCCAAAGCCTGTGGCCTTCGTTCAAATATGTTGCGTAACAAGCTGAATACCGAGCAACCGCACGTACTTTCTTTACCTGAAATGATGGCAATTTCTAAAGCTACGGATGACTACGTAATTTTAGAAGTTGTACTTCGCCAGTTAGGGCTAGTGACCGCTCATATTGCTGAAGGTGAAAGAGAAACGTTTATTAAACGTGCTCTAGACAACTCTGTGCTTGCTGGAGATATCTCTCAGCTTGCTTTAGACACGGCAGGCCAAAGAGCCCTGCCTCGCTCAACTCGAAACTCAATTATCAAAACGGCACAAGCTGGTATTAGCAACTTGGTGCTGCTCATTAACGACCTAGAAGACCGCACAAGTGGTGCTCATCCTTTCTTATGTATGGGTGTGGACTTGTTAGCCAACGGTGCGCCTTTACCCGGTCTTACTTAATTACAGGGTGTAATAATGAAAAAACCTTTAATCGCGATTCAAATCAACTCATTGGAAGAAGCACTCAACATCGAAAATGTTGCTGCACTCACTATCACCAAATATCAAACGAACGAAGTAGAAGGCCAAGAGCAACTGCAGAATAACTTGATCGCAATGTGGCGCGGCATTCATAAGCAAGCGGGTGGCGCTCTCGACCAGTTCAAGGTTTACCAGAAGGAACCAGTATGAAAACTCTACTCAAAACCATCACTTCAGGTGAAGACAAGATTTATGTCTACGAGGCTGGGTATGTCGAAGGCGTGAAAGCTGCTCAAGCTTATTTAGCAGGCCCTGACGGATGGGGAGCTTCTATGTACTTCCCTTTGTATAAGGTCGAAGACTTCGCTCAAAACCAAGCTCAGGTTGCCAATTTCCTTGAGCTTGCCAAGGAGAAACTCGGAATGGAGAAAGAACCATGCAATACGTAGCGGTTGCACTGAACAGCGGTGGCGGCGTGGTTCGTGCTGATGAAACTAGCGAAGTTAAGAATCTTCTTATCGGTGAGTTTGATTCACCAGAGCCAGCAATCGAGGCGGCTTGTGAGCACTTCAACTGCCAGCACGTTATGAACGGCGTGATCATCAGAGGTAATCACACTGGCGGCCACATGATTATGGACACACAGGAGTTTAGCGAATTATGAGTGATGTGACTTTTAGACCTGCTAAATCGACGGCTGACTTGCCTATCACTTCTCCAATACATAAGCCCTGCCCTGATATGGCGGGAATGGAGAACCCAGATCCCAAGAAACGAGAGCGAGCGCGCTTTTTAGTGTCGAAGTTGCGCGAAAAACACGGCATTAAAAAGCGTGTTAAAGCCAACTCTCAGCCAATGAAATATGTGTGTAGTGAAAACGGGTGCGCTGAACCTTGGGGCTCGTTAAGTAATTCGAATCCAGGGGATGTGAGGCAATAAGCGATGAAGATTGAAACTCTGTACGACGTGGCCGGAGCTGTCCGGCCTATTGATGAAGTTAAAACTGCTAATGCCAGCTATGAAGCTGGTTTTTTAGGTTCTAAAATTCCTCACTACACAGAATACGAGCAACAATTGCTCGATTCTGGCGTAGTTAAATCTCTTCCTGTTTACGACCGTGTTTTTAACCAAAAATCAAAGCACGTAACAGATGTTAAGTTGGCAACTGAACATTTCAAAAAGTTAAATTCACACTCCAAACCCGACCGCGAAGCGGCGGCCGAAAGGCCGGAGACACTAGGCTTGTCCAAGGGCGCAAAAGTCCGACACGATAAAAAGCGCTTGAAGTTGGCTCGAATCAACAAGCGTATGAAGGTTATCGAGCAGCCCATTGGCACCAAGACAGAGCTTGATAGTCGAATGGGGCATGAAAGCTTTGATGCGTTATACGCAAGTACAGAGCGAAATACCGCGCGAGTTTTGCCACTGAAACATGAGAAAAGGCCCCCTTTCGAGAGAAAGCTCTCCCCTATCTCTCTTCAACTGCAAAAACGAGACTGGTCTGGGCAAATGCGCGCTCAAATTGTTACCCAAACGCCTGCAGGAAATGCACCCGAGGCTAATTCGGGTACTCGTTATACGGAAAAGCTAACACCAAAGAGCGTTTCTAACATGTTCGAGAGTGGTGCGTATGTTGCTCAATGTCACGAAGGGTTTACGACATTTCTGACTTTGACTTTTACACCGGCACAACGTCACGCCATTTTTGGCGCAATGGACGAAGGTATTGATGCTGACGGCCCATTTACTCCAGTAGAATTTGAACGAGATACTGGTGATCTTATTCCTGGTAAAGATGGCTTGTATACGCGACTACCAAAACAACCTTTCAAAATAATTAAACCACTCGATACCAGTATTGGGCGCGAAACTTCCCGCTTTCTCGATGGCAGCAAAAAGATGTTTCACCGAGGTTGGTACACAGAAGATGGTGACTACGTTTCTGGGCAGTTCAAAGCGAAGCCTTCGCCCTTTGGCCCTGATAGAGAAAAAGCAGATTTTCATTATATGTGGGTCGCCGAAAGCCCCATGAATGAAGACGGCGAACCCAACCCACACGTTCACCTGTTGTTGAAGTGGACGGTCGATATAAAGCATTTCAAAGACTGGGCCAAACGTTTGGAATCTCTATGGGGTCATGGCATGGCTCACATCGAAAGAATTAGACAGCCCAAAGCAGCCAGTACTTATCTCATCAAAGCGGTTGGCTATGCGGCCAAGGGTAACAATGCTGACCAAGGTTTAATTAAGGGGAATCGTTACAGCATAGCGAAAGTCTCACGCGCACCAAGTTGGGAAACTCTCGCATCATTCGAAGCTGACAATATCACAGCGGTTATCCGTGAATTGGGTTACAAGCTTGAGCAATGGAAAAAGCCTTTGCAGCGAACAATCTCACGCATTAATAAACAAAAAGCTCAAACCGTGAAAGCGTCTAGTATCGCCAAGCAACAGGGCAAGCCTGAAGATCACCTAAAAAAACTGCAGTCACGAATTATTCGTCTAGAACATGCGGCTAAGAAAACCACGCAAGAAATGAAGTCACGCCAAATACATGCTTCTAGTGGTAACCGATTCTCGATAACTTTTGACGGTGATGAAGCCAAAGAACGAATGGATAAATTCTTGATGTGGGCAGCTGGGGCTAGAGGTTGGTCGATGACTTGTCGTGATATCGATTGTAGCGATTTAAAGCAAGAAGCAGATGAAACTTATCAAGCGCAATATCACCACTTCTTAGAACGGCGGGCTTATTGGCGTTCGGTTCTTGACGAACCTTACATACCCGAAGAACCCGATGAGGATGAAGTGAGTTATTGGCAAAGTGCCAAAGCAGATTATTTAGAAGGGAGATTACAATAGTGCTAGTGACATGCCCCAAATGTGAAAGCAAAACTCGTATAGCGACCTCGCGTTCCATCAGTTCAGAAACGCGAGAGCTGTACTGCCAATGTTTAAACCTGAATTGCGGAAAAGTATTTGTAGCGCATACGTCGTTCTCGCATTTCATTGAACCGACAGGCCAAAAGCCAAGCTCAGAACTGCAGCCCGAGCTGTGCAAAGGTGATGTGAACCAAATCGATATTTTTGAAGCAGAACAACCAAGCACTTAAACCAGAAGTCTAGACTACGGGTATTTTGAATAAATGAACCTTATTCCTAAAAAGCGCCTTGATGCTCTGCTTGAAATGATCTCAAAAAGAGATATACCAGAACAAACTCGCAAAGCCGTGAAGCTGGTGTTCGAGTCTGGTTATTCATACGAGCTGGCTTCGCTAAGAACTGGCGTATCAAGCAAGCGCGTTTCATTGGCCGTGCGTAAGCTGACCCAAATGGACGAGATTTTACTGGAGGCATATAGGGTGTGATGATGGGTTGAAGAGTTTATGTAATAGTATGGCTCATCTAAAAAAGTGAGAAAATCTCTAGTTTTCAATTGTGTATAGGTTTTTTTATCTATAAATTACAGAACACTAGGGTAATACAAAATTAAGAATATATATGGATAATGAACAAGAGTGGTCGCTGACCGGTTTTTTAGATGAACTTAAACGTATTCACGAAACTATGCCTGACCGCCGTTTTGTCTTCATATTAGGTGCTGGTGCTTCTATTGAGTCTAATGTTAAAGGAGCTGCTTCTCTTGCCAAGGAATGGATGAAGATTATCTTTCGTCGTAATAACAATGAAGATGAGTATGAGTATGATAATTGGTTGCAGGGTAACCCATTACAGATAAAGGACTGGGACGCAAATAATTTGGCTGCTCATTATCCACAAATATTCAGTTTTTGCTTTAATGGTGATCATGAGTCCGGATACGCTGAATTGGAAAAAGCAATTGACCAGGGAAGTCCTAGTTTTGGTTATGCGGTGCTAGCTTGGGTGCTCGCTCAGGATCGCCACAACCTGGTAGTAACTACCAACTTTGACAACCTAGTGGCTGACTCTATGTATATCTATGGTGGTAAAACACCGCTAGTTATAGGACATGAAAGCTTGGCAAGCTACCTAAAGCCTATGTCACGTCGCCCTATGATTGCAAAAATCCATCGAGACCTATTCACAGACCCAATCAATGATGAGCACGGTGTTGGGGAGTTAAAATCTGATTGGGTAGATGCATTGAAAAATATATTCAGCTTCTATACTCCCGTCTTTATTGGTTATGGTGGTAATGATGGTAGCTTGATGAACTTCCTAAAAAACCTCGAAACTAACGACATTAGCGGCCGTCCATTTTGGTGTTATTACGAAAAAGGTGACAAACCAAACGAGGATATTAAAGAATTGATGCTAAAACATAAGGGGGTACTAGTTCCTACCCCTGGCCTTGATCAACTTATGTTTAAGATTGGTTCTACGTGGGGTTATGAAAGAGGTACACAACGTGGAGCAGTGGCAGCTCATACAACAAAAATGCTGGACACTCTAGACCAAAAGATCCAAGAAGTTTATAACGATAGTCCGACAGAAGTACGAGAGAAGCTAAGAGAAGTAAACTCTCAAGAAGAAAAAAGTTGGTTAGACTGGGAGTTTGAAGCTGCCGAAAAGAAATCTGACAAAGAAAAATTAGAAGTTTATAAGCAAGCTCTACTTATACTCCCTACCTCTTACCAACTGTTGAATAACTACGCTAATTTACTTATGGATCTCGACATGGATGACGAGGCTGAGAAAAGTTTTTCCGACGCACTAAAGATGGAGCCCGAAAACGCTTGGTTACTAGGCAATTATGCCGGTTTGCTAGAAAAATTAAATAGATATGAAGAAGCTGAGAAATATTACAAAAGTTCACTAGCTGCTGATTCTGTGCATACCAACACTATTGGGAATTACGCAAATTTACTCTACAAATTGGATAGACTTGACGAAGCTGAACAATATTATAAAAAAGCACTAGCGGTTGACCCTAATAACTCCAATAACCTTGGAAATTACGCTAACTTTCTGGAGCTGTGCGGTAGAGTTGAAGAAGCCAAAAAACATTATCTAAAAAGCTTAGAAATCGATCCTGATAGCACGTATCATTCGGAAAATTATAATAAATTTTTAGCAAAGCTGAACAAAGACACATAACGAACAAAAACGATCCTCGACGATCTCTAAATCCTCTATCTAAAACAGCCCTCGGTGTAGATACATCGGGGGCTGTGTTCCAATACAACTACCGAAACGAAATGCGGTTCTAAGATCGCATAATTGCAGTGTGGAATTTTGGTGTGGAGGGGTGGGTGAGTCCGAACAGGGCCTGAGCACCCTACTCCATCACTCATTTTATTCTCGCTGCCTAATTCTGATTTTCTTCTGTAGTTGGTGGCTTTTGGATGTGGGAACGACAGTACGAGCACGCTAGATGGAATGGGCTTAAGCTCAATATCCTATCGACCGCCTTTGATGGTGGTAAGCGCTTGCAAGTCAGCGAAATCCCCTACTCTGACCTACCACACATCAAAGTTATGGGAACGAAAGCCCGTACCTACACGATTGAAGCTGTGTTCGTTGGCTCTAGTTCTCTGGCCGATGCCAATGCCCTCATTGAAAACCTAGAAACAACACCAACAGGCGAGCTAGAGCATCCTTGGTTGGGTGAACTTCCGCTTGTCTTTGAAGATGTATCGCAAAGCATCAGTACCAAAAAAGGCTTGGTCACGCTGAGCCTGAAATTTGCTCGCGCTGGCTCTTCCCCTTCAATCACTGCACCGACATCCGTTCGCACAAAAACGCAGGCCAACATGGTCGAGAGCTTATCGAAGCGTTCTTTCGCAAAACAAGTTAAAGGCTTGGATGTATCGAACATTCACCGGGTTCAAAATGATGCCATCAGCGCACTGAACGTGTTGGTCGACATCACCAACCGCTTAAAGCTTGAAGATGAAAGCCTTCAAGACATTAACCACGCCATCAATAAAGCATTCTCTGCAGTGAGTAGCCTCAGCACTAACCCAACTGAGTTCGCTGATCTGTTTTCTGCCTCAGTGGATGCGGTGGCCGATGGTGTTCAAGCTGAGCCAAGCTCTGGTAATGAAGCGGTAGATAACTCGCGCAGTGCTCAAGCTTTACTACTAGGTGAAGTAAAACCGGACACGCCAACTCGGCACCACAATGTGCAAATGGTGACGGGCGCAGTGAAGATGAACAAAGACATCACACACCTAGAGAAAGGCGACCGCTTTGATATTACGAAGTCGGCTAAGCAGCCTGAAACCATCAAGAATGATCTGTCTACTTTGATTGTCGGTATCGATGAGCGCATCAAAGAGACCACCAAAGTGTCGACACTTGAAAGCATTGAATTGTTCGACGCAGTCACGACATTGAAAAGCAATGTGAAGGTTCAGCAAGATAAGGTGGTCAGCGGTACTGCGCCCCATAGAACGGTGCAGTCACCACGCTTTCAATCTGCGCTGGCGATTGCGCACGATGAGTTCACTCAAGAAAACGTCATCACCAAAATGAATGCGCTGCAGCACCCGCTCTTCATTCGTGGTGACATTGCCGTGAGGGATGTGTCATGAACACGCTAACGATGCACATTGATGGCAAGCCGCGCACCTTCCATCAAGCGAATCTCAACTACTCCATAGAACAGCTGGCCCACACGTTCAGTTGCTCAATTGAGCCTATGAGTATTGAAAGCCCGTTGTCGGTTGAGTTCTTCCTTAACGACAAGTCGATTCTGACTGGTCAGATTGATGGTGTGGATTCAAACACCGATTCAAGTGCTCACGCGGTTTCCATTTCTGGCCGTTCAAAGAGTGCCAACATGATTGATTCTCGCATCACGATGGATGCACTTTATAACTTGAACGTGGAAGAGCTACTTCGCCATGTCGCCAAGCCATTTGGTTTGAAAGTGAAAAGCCTGGTGAAGAGTATGCCGGTCATCCCCGAGTTTCAGATAAATGCGGAATCCCCTGTAGAGAACGTGGCTCAACTCATTCGAGAGCAAGGTTTTATGTTGGTTGAGCGCAGTGGTGTGTTGACCATTGAAAACACTGCGCATGCAACTATCAGCCATATCGGCCTAGAAACGGGCAACAACATCGACAGCCTGAATATCAAGCGCACCTTCAATCAGCAATTTCACACCATTGATGTGCAAGGCCAGTGGGATGACGCAAGCGCACAGGTCATCAATCCAAACGTCGATAGCTCACGCACTATGGTGATCACCTGTGACCAATTACAAAACCGTGAAGCTTGCCTGTCTCGTGCTAAATATGAGCGCAACCTTGCCATAGCTCAAAGCCTGACGGCATCAAGCACGATTGCCGACATCTTCCCTGAGTTAGCCATTGATGGTTTAAACCGTGTAATTCGAGTGGCAGACCAAGAGCAAAGCTTCAGTGAGATGTTGGTGATCAAGTCGCTTGGCCTATCGGTGTCTGAAAGCTCTACGGAAACGTCGGTTGAGTTATTCAGACCATTTAAGGAGCAAAGCTATGTCTAGTGCTCTGCAGCAGCAACAGCGATTAATGGCCAGAATCAAAAATGTGATTGGCACCGGCACTGTCACAGGTGCAACCACAGGCCGATTACAAATCAAAACCGCGACAGGCCGAACCAACGACAAGATAAAGCGCGTGCACAACTACGGGTTTATGAGCCGTCCATTACCGGGTGCGAAAACTTACAACCTGTTCATTGGTGGAACCACATCTCGCGGCATCACCGTAAACGTAGAAGACGAACGCCACCAAATAGAGTTACAGCCTGGTGAAGTCGCGATACTCGATGACAAAGGCAACCTTGTTCATTTCACAGACCAAGGCATCAAGATAAACGCCTGCGCAAAGTTAGAAGTGATATCGGCACAAGAAACCACGGTGAATGCAACGGCTGTGAACGTGACTGCACCTAAGTCCATGTTTTCTGGTGATGTTGAGATAAGCGGCAACCTAACGGTTATGAAAGATACACAAGTTACGGGCGCTGTTGGTGGCTCTTCAGGTACGTTCGGCGGCGTTAGCGTTGAGAAACATACTCACGACTACAAAGACGACGGGACAAACAGAACAACCAAGGGGCCAAATTAAAGTATGAGCCATTTCAATTTAACCGCTTTGACGGCACCACTTAGCTCTAAAGAGGGGCTAACCCATGCAGTGCTTCAGAGCGTTTATAACTATGCCGAATCGACTAAAAACGATCGCGCCCGTATGGCAAGCAATGAGCGTGGCAGCACTTGGAGTAATGAGTTGGTAAACGTGGTCGGCTCTCGTGACTGGACGCTCAAGCGAGCAAAACTTACAGACGAAACATTAAGCCTTGCTAAGCGATTTTGTGAAGAGTCACTCGCTTGGCTCATTACCGACGGCCACGCCAAAGCAGTTGAAGTTTCAGTATGGCGAGAGAAGCCAACCCAAATGGGTCGCAATGTGATGATAACCCTAACCAATGGCTCTCAATTTGATGTTCCACTTTCAAAGGTTAACCAATGAGTACACAACGAAGCTTAGATGAGTTGATAGCTCGTGCAGAAGCGAATCTGGTGTCTGTAACAGGGCAAAGCAACCCAGCAACCAAAGCGATAGCCGCTGCCATTGCGGGGGTCAGCTATGGGCAATATGGTTATCAAGATTTGCTCTTCAGACAGCTGCACCCAGAGACTTGCTCTGAAGAGTGGTTATACCTACACGCTAATCGCCATAAAGCCCCTCGACTACTGCCCACGTTCGCAACGGGCCGAGTCCAGTTCACTGAGCTTGGCGGAACGGTGGTGATCAAAAAAGGCACTCGCTTAACGCATGGCAATAACGAGTATGAAACCACCAAAGAACAATACAGCAATGCTCCGGTCGAAGTGATCGCACTTAAATCAGGAGTTGATAGCAACTTACCTGCAGGCGCAATACTGGCGCTAAGCGAAGGGCTCAGCGGAATTGACCCAAACCGTGTGGTTTCACAAGGTGTAACAGGTGGCGCGAACATTGAAGAACTCAAGCATTGGCGTTCCAGAGTGATCGTAGCGTTTGAGAAGAACGAGCTCATCGGTAAATCAGAAGATTACCAAGCCTGGGCGGTGTCTGCTCACTCCGATGTGGACTTTGCTTGGGCGCTCGACAACACCCCACAGCGAGGTATGGTGGAAGTGTATATCGGTGCGCGAGAAAGCAACCCGACTTTAAGTGCTGGAGTAGTCAAGTTAGTGCAAGACACCTTTGAGCGTAACCGACTGGCAGGTTGTCATCCAATCGCTTATCTACCAAAGCAAGTGCCACTCAACATCGAGATACAAGGCATTCAAGACCAAGCCATACGTAATGATGTAGTCACCGCACTAGAGAATCTTGTGAAAGGGAAAATGGGAAAAATCGACCCGATAACTCAAAAGCCTGAATCCATCACCAATACTGAAATTGTGTTAACCACTTCAACCGTGACCAACAACTTCATTGTTCGTACACCTGTTGGTGAGGTCGCTATTGATAAAAACCAGATACATGTACTAGGAAGCGTAACGTGGACACCGCCGACTTAATTATTAACTACAGTGCCGGTGATTTTGAAAACGCCTACCGTGGTCTATTACCCAAAGGCGAATATTGGCAAGACACCGAGAACGTCGAGCTGGCCAACACCATCAAAGGCATGGCCAAAGACTTCAAGCAAACCCATGACGATATTGAACTGTCGCTATTAACCGAGTTTGAAGAGCAGCAATTTGGTTGGAAGATTTCAGACTATCAACGGCTCTTGATGACGATGGGCTCTAAAGGTGTGGTATTTGATGAAGTCGCTAACCCAAACCTCATCAAGATAAAGCTTTACAGCTACAACAATGACGCGGCCTTTAAAGCGCTAGAAGAAAAACGACTGCCGCACACCGAGTTTCATTGGATTTATCCATTTGATGCAAATACACAATTTGAACTGGCTACGGCCTTAACCATGAAGCCAGAGTTTAGCTCTCAGCTTGAATTAGAAGCTGAAGCCCCCTTTCTGTGCTGCACCGCCATCACATGGCAACTTGAAATAGGAGACACCGTATGAGCACGCTGCAAGGTATCCCAACTCAGCACGGGATCAGCATTCTCAAAAGTAACCTGAAACAGACCGCGAAAAAGTTTCAGCTCATTGGAGCATTAACCCACAACGCGCCAACTGCGAGCTTGTCTGTTTTCCATACGGACACAATCGAAGCCAGTTATTACGATGATAATGGCGTACTGACGTTTGTATTCAACCTACCGATTGAAAGGCACTTCAATGAGTACCTCTATCAAATCAAGATTGTAGATACCGCAGGTCAATCCATCGTGGATTGCCAAACCCCAGTGATTGCTTTGGCTAAAGGTATTGGCGGCATGGTCACTCTAAAAGCTGCGGTTTCGGGGCAAGCTGGACAGGTCATTTTTAAGCACAATCAGTACGTGACGGAAACGGAGTTATTGGGGCTTCACTTTCCCAACCTTAAAAAAGAGTTCTCTGACAAATACCTTGGTAAAAACTCTAAAGCTGCTGACTCGGGCAAGCTTGATGGTAAGGATTCGTCGGCTTTCTCTCAGTGGGAAAATGTGCAATCGGGCACCTGTTCTACGGGTTGGGTTACAATTGCTACAGCTGCTGGCGCTCGTGGTTTTTCTGAGGTCTATGTTTGGGACAATGAAAGCAGTGACCATGCATTTATGCATATCGAGTTTGTACGCAGCTATAGAGATACATCGATTAGCATCGTTACAGTAGGTGGACACGCCAAGCGAATTACAGGTGCTCGCGTCATTGCTAATGGCGGCGATACATATGGCGAGAAGCGCCTGCAAGTCTATGTGACGGTAACGTCTGTTTACAACGTTCGCCTAAAAGACTCAAATGCATTAACTGGCTACTCAGGAATCAGTCCTGTTAAGCCTGAGCTTCAAAACCTACCTAGTGGATGGAGAGTTGAAAATGCCGAGCTTACTGGTCTAAATGAGTCAGGTGGTGGTATGGATACAACAGGTACGTTAAATGAGCGTGGTCAGCGAGTATTCAGTCCAAATAACAAACCCACCGCCGCCGATGTAGGTGCATTAACTAAAGCCGATATGTTGGCCATGCGCTGCGGTGAGATAGGCTACTTTGACGACCCCAATCCTCGTGCTGGATGGATCACCTTAGATGGCGGGGATTTATCGAGAACAACCGATGCTTTACTTTGGGCTCATGCTCAACGGACGGGTTTGTTGATAAACCAAGCTACGAAAGATTCAGATAAGAAAAAATACGCAGCGTATTGGGGAACCGGTGATGGTTCTACCACGTTCACAAGGCCTAATCTGCATATAGTAGGAGGTTTCGTTCGTGCAACCCCACTAGGCGTGGCACATGGTGCGTATCAAGGTGATGCAATACGTGAAATTCAAGGTGACTTCGGTAATATAGCTTATCAAAAACATCCGGCGGGTAATGCTTCCGGTGTTATATCTATGAACAATAAGTACGGGCAACAAATAGCTCCAGCGACAACAACTGTGGTAGGGAGCGGTGACGGTTTTGACTTTAAAGCATCAAGAGTTGTTCCTACTGCAAGCGAAAACCGACCACACTCCATAAACTACGCAGCTAAAATTCACAGAGGATGGATGTAATGAAAACAGCTTATTTTTACGATTGCGATACGTCTATCTACATCGGTCATCGTCCAGTCCATAAAATTGATGGTTATGACGATTATCTATTGCCGCAGCTAGCCACACTAATTGAGGTTCCTGAGTTCGACTCAGAAACGGAACAAGCTAAGTTTGATGAGCAAAATCAAACGTGGACGGTAGAACCTAAGTTTGTTGAGGTGACGGCTTATCATAAGCAAACTCACGAATCCAAAGATTTTGATGACGCGTCTTTAATCACAGACGACTACACAAAAGACGAGCCAGCTACTCAATGGGACGAGTGGATTAACAATGCTTGGGTAACCAACCAAAGCAATAAGTACGTGGCTGAATACAACCAAACTGACGAGATAAGACGACAGCTTTATTCTCGTATGTGTGACCCGTTAATTGCAGAAGCTCAAATCAAGCGTTTAAGTGGCAACAAAGCAGAGGCCGATATTAGCGAGGCTCAAGCCCTAGCTGCGAGAGCAAAAATCCAAACAGAGCACCCGTGGCCAACACCGCCTGCCAACTAATCCCAACCCTATTAAAACCCAGCTATCACGCTGGGTTTTCTACATTTTCCATTTAGAATTCGCCCCAATATCCGCCACTTAACCACCACGGTAAACTAAGCCTAGTTCATTACATTAGGTCGCCAGTATGGAAACGTTAGCCACAACACTAATTAAGAAGCATGAAGGTCTTCGGCTTAAGCCGTATCGATGCAGCATGGGGAAACTCACCATCGGTTATGGACGCAACCTTAGTGACAACGGCATTACCCTAGAAGAAGCCGAGCAGCTACTTCAGCACAATATTGACGAAGTGATTCAGCTGGCTCAAACCTTACCTTTCTTCAATGCTCTGAATGAAGTTCGCCAGGCAGTGATTGTCGACATGATCTTCAACATGGGCTTGCCACGTTTTCAGAAATTCAAAAAGACCATTGCTCTCATTGAACAGCAAGCTTGGCAGGCGGCCGCTAATGAAATGTTAAACAGTCGCTGGGCAAGACAGGTGGGTAACCGCTCTCAAACGCTCAGTGAAATGATGCGTTATGGAACTGAACCAACACAAAAGTAAGGAATGGGTATGAACGTTATTACCGGAATTTTAGGTAAAACCCTATGGGAAGTACTGAAAGGCTTAATCTTACAAGTCGCATGGAAAGTGATTCTTGAGCGCTTCGCCTCTCGTCTTGTAATTTGGGGCCTAGAGAAGCTTAAAACCCTCACAACGAACGATGTCACACAAGAAACAGTGAATGACATTATCCATTCACTGAAAGGTAAAAAACTCAAAGAGGTCGAACAATGGGAATGACAATAGATCCGAACTGGCTTAATGCTGTGATAGCGTTTTGTACCTTTGTCACCCTTATCCTTAGCTTACTGATTAGTTACTTGTTTCGGCTATCGAAAGAGCTTGGAGAGCACAAGACTCACGTAGCGGAAACCTACGCCACCAAAGATGATGTCAAAGAGCTAGGCGACAGAATAGAACGCAGCATGGTGAAAGAATTCGACCGCCTACACACCTTACTCCAAGGTAAGGAAGCTGTATAAAAAGAAGCTGAATAAAGCTAACATAAACGCACTTCGATAAAAGAGATTTTAAATATTCGCCTACAAGTTAATTAAAGATCGAGGGTTGATTTAACCCTCGAAATCTTCTTAGATAAGCCCTTTACTACGCTGAATTTTTCTCATTCTTTTTAGAGTTCTCTCTTACAAAGAAGACTAACTTTGAATAATAAATGTCAATTTTTTCGACTATTTTCCCCGCTTGTCTTGAGCTAGCCTTCTCTATTGATTTATAAAATAAAAACGAGAAAACTATGGAGCTAATTAGCACACAAATAGCGGAAAATAGTTTCGAATTATTTTCAGAGATAAACTTCACTGATAGGAAATAAGTAGGAGATGCTACAAGACCAATCATCATCATATGTGTGAGATATAGTGAGAATGAAATCTTACCTAAGAATGAGGGGAGCTTTGATGATAATATGCTGTTAAAAAGACCGAAGTTAACGATTAAAAAAACCAAAACAAAAGAAACTATTATATAGTAATATCCGCCATAGTTAGGCTTACTCAAAGCGTATATAATTAATGGTATAAGGATAATGTATAAACTTTTATGAATACTCTTGAATTTAAAGCTACGCTGAATATCAATTATCAATGCGCCAGCAATGAAAGATAAAACATAAAAGTGCTCAAAGAAAAAACAAAAAGAAAACACACCGAGGTATGTGAAAAGTCTGTTTTTACCATCACCTAAAAGAGGAAGTACCATAAAAAGAAAATAAGAACTTATTAACTCTGGCCCCATTGTCCAAAGGACACTATTATAGGTAGGCTGTGAATGGTAGTTGAAAAAAGTATACCAGAAAGAACTTGATAATGCAGATTCAAGTTCTGGTTCAAAACTCCACTGGCTATTTAGCCATGAAATGGGGCCGCTTACATATATTTCACCAAACTCTATAGCGAGCTCTTTATTACTATACAAACCATTTGACATGCAAAAATATGCTAAAAATATACTACTTGCGACCGGTATTAATAAACGGAAATACCTTTTCGCTGCCGACTTTCGGATGTAGCTTAATCTATCTTTTTCTTCTAATTGAAAGAACTTTATACTAAGAACCGAGCCTGACATCATCCAAAAAAGCCAGACACTAAACGTTCCATTTGTTAATGCTAAAATAGTGGAAGTTATCATTTCATTGAATATACCCCCAGACATGGACCATTGCTCTAACCTTGTGTCATAATCAACGGCATAGGTGTAGCACAAATGCATTATAACTACGGACATTGCTGCAATGCCGCGCAATCCATCTAGTGGGTAAAGTTTTTTGGTTGCTATCATATATGGAAATCTTCTATTTAGGGTAAATTCACACTCTAGACCAACATTTACTCTTAGTATCAAGTTTAAGTCGCTGTACTCTTCTTGATATTTCTGACCTAAAATAGCCTGAATTCTGGAGTGAAATTTTACTTATGATGATAAAGTGGGGGGGAATGATAGATTAATTAACGTTTAATGACCACCTCCTTCTTCGAGGAACTCCCCTAATAGCTGAGCCTAAGCCGCATCCAAACGTTTATATTCTTTAGGGGTAATGATCGGATGCCCCACAACATCATTCAACTCTTGCATCATATCAATGAGTGGTAGCAACTCGTTTTTGTGGAACAGCCAATCGACCTTATTCAAGTCCAGTGACGTAATACTCTCGCGTCGAATGCTCATCAACTCGATTGGCACACGGTGAACCGAAAGCACCTCGTTCATGGTTTGGTTCTTTACTTCTTTGTATGAGTCTTTGGCTTCCACCTGACCAATTGGTTTAAGCTCTGGGGCTTTGGTGTCTTTACCTTTGGCATTCACAAACAAGTTTTTAAACGCCATGCCTTCTTGAGCCTGCAGTTGTTTTTTGATGGCCCTTTCTTGTTTCTCTGTCATGGTGGGCTCGTTCATATACAGCAAGTAACCAGCATGGTTACCGTTACGGTAGTACTGACGACGAAACAAGGTGGCATCATCGTTCAGCCAGATAGACGTCAAAGAGCTAATGTGACTCGGCAAACCATACAGCTCTTGCGCTACATCGTAATCGCCCAAGTGGAACACTTGACCTTTCTTGTAGTCGATACGACCATCATCATCGTAGGCTCTAGGCTTATACGTCCAACCTAAGTCTTCACGTCTACGCATATAGAGAGCAGGTATGTGTTTGAGCTTGATAGGCTCCCCCACCCCTCCATAGCCACGAATAACCTGTAAGTAAGCATTGCCAAAGGTTAAGTAGTCTTGAATAAAGCGCTTTACATCTTGGCGTGAGAGTAATCCACTCAGCGCAATGGCGTGCATTAACGTATTGCGCTTAAACTCAATCGCACTCGAATGCATCGGGTTCGTGCGCAGTGCCTTGGCTAAGGTATCGAGCGCAATCGGTGGTTCGTATAAACCATCAACCAACGCCACTTCTAAATAACTAAGAATGTCGCTATTCATCACGCTCACGGGGCTAGAAAATTCAATCTCTATCACTTGGTCTCTCCAAAATTAGGCTAGAAGAACTCGACACTGGTGTTGGTGTCATTGTTTATATCAATCGGCTCCCAACGCATTACATGCATCGAAGCCCAAGCTAAATCGGCATGAGAGCCAATTTTGCTGCGGTTGGAAACAAAGGTAATTTGGTTACTCACCTTAGTGGTTTGCTGGCGGATCATTAAGAACGAGTGAACGAGATCATCCCATTCAGCTTCAAACTGTAAACGGCCACTGTTAATGATTTCTCTCGACTTGTAAGCCATCAATCGCTTCACTTCGGGTGAGTAATCCAGCTCGACCAGAGCTGGGTAAAACTTACGAACCAGCTCAGCTGTAGCCGAGCCTACGCCACTGGTATCCATGGCCATGTACACCACATTGTATTTCTCAGTAATGCCGCGAATGGTGTCAGCCTGTTGCTCATAGCTGGAGCCTTTAAGGCGAACCCGCTCAATAAATCGGAACACGCCACCTTTACGTCTAGGCTTCAACGCCACCACTAAGCCCGCATCATCCGAGCTTTCACCCGTACCGCCACCTCTTGGGTCATAACCGACCAATACTTCTGCGTTACCCACTGGCCTTGCTTTCTCGTGGTCGACATCTTTCCAAAGTGAACTGTCTGCCTTACAGGCCAGTAGCGCCTTAAGAGAGAAGAATGAAGCGCTGTCATCCAAGAATTTACAGCGAAGCAGGTTGTCAAATACCTCTTTAACCGGATACTTACGCTTAAGCTTCTCCATGTTGAAGAGCTTGTCACCGCCTTTGGCAATGGCATCATCAACCGTGATCATTTGACGGAAGATGTAATCGGGGCCAAGCGCACCGTCTTTCAGTGCTTTATGGCTTAGGTCAATATTGTCTTCTTTCTTACCAGACCATTTCGGGTAAGCCTCATGCGCCATAGTAGAAGGGGTTGATATGTAGGTTGTACGGTACTGAGCCTGAATAGACATACCACCTGCATAGTCATCAAGTGCCCTAAAGCGAGGAATCCAGAAAACCTCATCCCAATACATATGACCGTTAAAGCCCTGAGAAGATGAAACATTGGTTGAACAGAAAATAAGGTTGGCGCCATTGCTTAATTCAATGTCGTCTTTACCTTTTAAATCAATCCCAGCAAGCTCTAGCGCAAACTTGCGAATGTAATTTTTAAAGATGTACGCCTGTTTCTTGGACGCAGAAATAAACACCTGGTTATCTCCGCTAAGCACTGCATCTTCAAACGCTTCCCATGCAAAATAGAACGACAAACCAATCTGGCGAGATTTAAGATAAAAGCGAATCTCGTTGATCTCATCGTTTTGCTTGTGCTCATGAATCTCTTTCTGGTAGCCAAAGAAGGTCTTTTCACGGTATTCATCCAGCATCTCTTTCGTAATACCGGAAATATCATTTTTAACCTTATTTGATTTACGTCCTCGCTTATTCTCACCACCGCTAGAACTCGCTGGTCGAGAGCGCTCTTCTGACTTCTGGTTTTTATAGTGCTGCTCTAGCAGCATCTTCAGCTCACGCTCTTGGCATTCGAGTTTATGGTCAACCCACATCAAGTAGGCAATACGCTGCCTTAGCATTAATTCAACGGGTGCATCATCCCTCAGCTTTTTCCAATCAAACTGAGTTATCCATTTCTGAACCGTGCGAGTAGCCACACCAACTTGCTCCGCAATTTCAGGCGGCTTTCGTTGGCGCAGAAACAATTCCAAAGCTTTCGTTTGGTCGGTGGTGTATAGCGGTTCGCTAATAACATTCGTATCCATGCTTGCATAGTGCTACAGCGCTTGTGATTACTCAGCTTGAACGATTTCTATATCAAGCGTTTAGAACTAGGACAAATACAAAAAGGCGGAGGCATTGGGTAAATTGGAATCATCGAATTTAGGAGAGTTTAGGCATGTTCCAATCAAAGCAAATTTGTATTTTACAGGCAGGAGCAACCATTGATGGTCGAGTCATTGAGCAAAAAATCATTGATGAGATTGCAGAAACTTACAACCCAGAAGTCTATACAGCTCGAATCAATGCAGACCATTATCCGTGGAGCAACAAGTATGGCTCAGTCCTATCTGTAAAAAAGAAAGATGACAAGCTATTCGCAGTACTGAAACCAAACTCAATGCTTTTACGTATGGCTGAGCAAGGCCAGCTTTTACATACCTCATGTGAGTTCTATGAAAAGTTTGCCGATACAGGGAAAGCCTACCTGACCGGATTGGCCTTGACTGATGAGCCTGCATCGTTAGGGACGACACAGATTCAATTGTCGGCTAACAGCAAAGATAAAGCGTGCGTGCCAACGAACTTTCAAATTACCCCAGAGCAACTCTCAAAAGACACCGAGGAAGAAGCCTCGATGTTCCATACATTTAAACGCTGGCTTAAGGGCGAAGGTGAACTTGAGCAGCTCTCACAACAACAGGAAGAAGACAACATGAGTAAAGAACTTGAAGAGCTACTCAAGCAAAGCATTGAGCAAGGCAAAGAGAATCAGCAGCAACTAAGCCAGTTAAGTGAGCAAGTTGAGAAGCTCAACACCAATGGTCAGCCGCAAGAGCCTGAAGTCGAAGAAGGCACTGAAGTGACTGAGCTAGAGGACAAGGTCGAGAAGCTTTCATCTCAGTTAGAAAGCCTAACAGGTCAAATCGAAAAGCTCAGCAAGCTAACCGATGAAGAGCAGCGTCAGTTAGCCGGCGAAAGTAATGACGAAGAGCGCTACTTATAGGCTTCGACACATCTTCAACCCATAACGAATTTAATTAGGTAAGAACATGCAAAAGCAGACCAAAATAAAACTCAGCGCTTACGTGAAAGCGGTAGCCGCTCAAAACGATGTGGATGATGCAACCGAGAAGTTTAACGTGAGCCCGAATGGTACTCAGCGCATTATCGCAGCTATCCGTGAAAGCAGTTGGTTCCTTAACAAAATCAACATCATCTCAGTGAAAAACCAAAAAGGTGAATCCATTGGTCTTGGTGTAACAGGCATGATTGCCAGTCGTACCGATACGTCAGGCTCAGGCAAACGTACACCGAAAGATCACTCAAGTATGGGGGCTATGCCTTACATGTGTGAGCAAACGAACTTTGATACCGCGCTTCGTTACGCAAAACTGGACGCGTGGGCGCACCATAAAAACTTCAACGCCTTGATCAGTAAAGCAACCCGAGAGCAAATTGACGCCAATAAAATCACCATTGGTTGGTATGGCGAAAGCGCCGATAAAAATACCGATGCTACCGCCAACCCGAACGGTGAAGATGTGAATAAAGGTTGGTTCCAAGCCATGCGTGATCATAATGAAGATCGCTTAATTACCACGGGACAAAAAGCGGATGGTGAAATTCGTATCGGTGAAGGTGGTGACTTCATCAACCTAGACCTAGCCGTGCTTGAAACGAAAAACCTACTGCATGACGCCTGTGAAAACGATTCAAATCTTGTGGCCATCATCGGCTCCGATTTGCTGGCTTATGACAAAGCCAAGTTCTACGAAGCGCACGGTAATACGCCAAGCGAAAAAGGCAAAATTCAAGAGCTGCAAGTCATCGGTACCTATGGCGGTCTGCCTGCAGTAAAAGTACCAGGCTTCCCTTCGACGGGCATCATGGTGACCAGTTACGACAACTTATCTATCTACATTCAAGAAGGTTCAGTTCGCCGGTCTACAGGTAAAAAGAACGACGAAAAAGACCAAATTGAAAACTTTGAGTCGATGAACATGGCTTACGTGATCGAAGAAGTTGGCAAAGCCGCAGCCATTGAATTCAAAAACGTGAAGCTTTGGATTAACGGTGCTTGGCATTAAGCCAACCGCTAGAAACTAACACCCCCTCAATGCAGGCTCTATTGCTATTTCAGGTGCGCTTTGGCACCAACTGTTATTCGCGATTGTCGGCCTGCATTCCCTAACCCAATAAGGAGACATCATGGAATTTGTCGGTGATAAAAACGAGCACTATGAATCTGAGTTGCCAGCTCAAGGCAAATATCCAGCCCTGAAGATTTCAGAGTTTCAGTCTCTGTTCCATTTCCAAAGTAATGAAACAGAGGCAGGCATTCTGCATTACGCTACGTTGTCACGTATCAAGGTGCATTCTGAGTTGAAAGACACTTTAGTACCTTTCGCTAGTTTGACGGAGCTATCTCAAGAACGCTTTGGTGATGATGACTCAACCAAAACACTTTACAAGCAGGCCGTATTCGCACTGACCGCCGCTCAACTGATTAGCGTGCAAATGAGTGGTGACACTACCGCTGAAGCAGCAGACCGACAAGAAGCTCTCACCAGTAAGAAAGAAGAGTGTGAGGTGCAGTACCGCCAAGCCATAGACATATTGATCCACGCAGAAGAAACCTACTGCTTTGAGAGGGTGTAATGAAAGCGCTGCAAAGCTTAACAAACCTATTCAAAAGCCATGTGACAGATGCAGCAAAGATGGATGTGTGGGCGGAGGATGGCGCATTATTTTGTGGTCAAGGTGTCGATATCGATGGGTTTGAAATTGAATATACCGCCATCGTTTTCTTGCAAAGTGCCAAGTTAGAGCCGCAAGTGTTGTTTATGCATTTAGTCAGCTGGCTCAACAAATACGACCCAGAACGAGCGGAAAAAGGCTTACCCTTGCCGACGTTCGCGCTAGAGCCTCTCGATAAAGGTGTGTTTGATCTCAAGCTGAAAATTGATATTCGTGAAGAGTTCGACCTTCAAGAAAACGAACAAGGCAATTGGAAGCAAGGTGATACCCGTTATGAATGTGTCAGTGGTTTTGAAGCGCGAGCCGATGAAGATCAACTCGGTGAATTGATCCACTTTGTCGGCCACTTAAGTGATTTGCCATGAGTGAATTAACACTCACGACGCCTGAGCAATTGACTCAAGTTGTGGAAAGTTTAGTGCTTACGGTCAGTGATAAGTTTGAGCTGAATAAACGAATGGCCAACCGCGCACGGCAGTTCTTTCGTCAACAAATTCGTGCTCAACGAGATATAGACAACAACCCGTACCAAAGCCGAACACGGCGAAAGGCAACCCAACTATGCGATGGCACTCAAGCGCAGAACACCGTGAACAATAAAAACATGCTGCTTGGTTTTGGCAAGGCGCTAAGAACTCACGTTACAGACGATAGCTTTGAGGTTGGCCTAAAAGGCGTCGCAGGTCGCATTGGCCAAGAGCACAACCAAGGCGCTCAAGTGTCATTTACGACTCGCGTTAATGGTCACTACAACAGTAAAACAGGTCAATGGACAGGTGGCGTGAAAACCAAGCGCAATTACCAAATGCCCAAACGAACCTTCATTGGTTGGACGCCTGCTCTAGAGCGAGAGTTACTCGCCATGGCAGCGGAACACTTTGCACTAGAGGATGCAGCGTAATGGATAAACAAGAAGTAGAGAAAACGGCGCTACCCACTTTCAAGATTAAGCCAGCGAAAACAAGTTTAATCGTGAAAGACCCAACAACCCGAGAGCCACTGAAAGCGGCAGGTGAAAATAAACCTCGCAACGCTTACTGGCTACGTCGACTCGCTGAAAAAAGTATCGTGGTCATCGATAAAACAGCCAAGCCCACAACCCAAAAGGAAACTAAATAATGAGTATTGGTTTTGCTGAAGTACCCAGCACCGCTCGCGTTCCCGGTGTCTACATTGAAATTGATAATAGCCTGGCAAACAGCGCAGAAGACCTGCAAGTTATTTTGGCGATCGGTAATGCGGTCAGTGATGCAACGGTCGCGCCAAACAAAGTCACGCTTTGTATGGATGAGACGATTGCTGCAGCTTCGTTTGGTGCCAATAGCGACATCGTAGAAATGATCACCTATTTCCGTAAACAAGATAAGACCATGCCTATCTTTGCGGTCAGTGTTGAAGATAGTGATACCGCAAGCGCCTTAGCCGCGTTGGGTGACGTTCAATATCACCACATCATGTGCTCATTGAATGACAGTACCACCATTCGTGAGTTAGGGACTTTTCTTGAAGAGCGATATGGAGCCTTAGAGCAAGTACCAGGCATCGCGTATCTACCCAAGAAAGGCACACACGCAGAGCTCATCACCTTTGCACCAACAAGCAACTGCGCGTTAATCAACTTTCTTCCCATCAATAACTTGGGTGACTCTGCAGAAGCGCCACTGTCAGACGCGGCCGCGATTGGCGCATGGGTTGGGCAAATCGCCCCATCATTGGCCATCGACCCTTGTAGACCCCTGCAAACGCTCAAGTTAAACGGTGTTTACTCATTGGCAACACAAGAGTGGGACTGGGCTGAACGTAACCTCTTTTTGTATGAAGGGCTAAGTACGTACACGGTGAACTCTGCGAATGAAGTGTTAGTCGAGCGCGCCGTTACCGCTTACACCGAAAACGCAGCTGGCGTAGTGGACAACAGTTACCTCGATGTCATGACGCCAGCAACCGCCATGTATTTTCGTCAGAAACAACGTTCATTGATCTTAAGTGTCTACCCTCGCCACAAGGTAGCGAAAGACGGAACCAAGTTCGCCAAAGGTCAGCCGATTGTGACGCCGACTATGTTCAAAGCCAAGCTATTGACCTTGTATCGAGATTTGGAATACCAAGGCATCGTGCAAGATTTCGATGGCTACAAAAAGTCGCTCATTGTCGAGCTCGATGAAACCAACAAGCAGCGCGTCAACTACCAAGATTCACCGCAGTTCGTGAACGGTTTGATTATCGTTGCAGGCAAAATTCAATTTAGGAAGTAAGTCATGGGAACAAAAATTACTAGCCGTGCTGTCCTTAACGCCGGTTCATTGGGACGCCTTCCCATTAAAGAAGGGGCGGAATATGGCCTCGGCAACATGAAGCGCGAGACCATAATGGGTGACGATGGCCCTTTGGGTTTCTCTGAGCAATTCTCGGATGCGCCTTTTATCAAATGCACCATCATCCACGCTCAAAACACCGATGAAAAAGCCATTGCTGATTTTGTGGGTGAAGACGTCACTTTAGAAACAAATACAAACCGCGCTTACACCTTGAAAGGCGCATGGACAGTCGACCCGCTTACGGTTGCGATAAAAGATGGTCAGCTTGAAGTGCTCTTCAATGGTGACGAACTCATCCCGCAGTAAGGAGAAATACCATGTTATCCATACTGATGAAACGAGAGGCTCAGAAGACAAAGCCAGAACCAGTTGAAACTATCAACAGTGTTGTCGCTATGAACGAATCAACAGTAAACCAAGCCCTTCGCGCCGCTTTTGCTGATAAGCCCTGGGAAGAAACGCAACTCGTGTTTAAGCAAGACCAAAACTACTTGCGCACCTTGTCTGGTTCGAAAGAGAAAGATCCGTATAAGCAAGAGCTCATTAACAAGTACCGCCCATTGGTTGAAAAGCTACTGGACACTCACAAAGGCGACTACGGCAACCTCGATGTGATGTGGTGCTTCTATATGTGGCACTTTGACCTTGGCCAGTTCGAAGAGATCCACGATGACTTTCGAGCGGCCATCGATGGCGGATTAGAAACACCGGCTAATTTCAAAGTGAATGGTCAAACGGGCTTCTGTGATTACGTATTTAAGTACACGCACAAAGCGCACACCGAAAAGAAAGAGTACAAGCGCGAATACCTGCTTAAGGCCGTAAATGATTTACTGGCGGGTGAGCTTGCTACTAATGCCCCACTTAAAGTGAAAATGTTCCGCCTTGTCGGTGACTGGCACTTTGAAGAAGGCGACAAAGAAAAGGCGCACAACCTGTTTGAGATAGTAATGAAGCTAGATCCAAACAAAGGCGGCGTAAAGAAGAAACTTGAAGCATTACAAAAGGAGCTTGGCTATGACCAACCCCATTAAAGACGAGTCACAAGTCAAGGTCGCGGAGTTGGCTTCGCCTATTGAAAAAGACGGCAAAGCGCTTACGCATATTGACATCAGCAAACCACACTCTGGGCATTTGCGCGGGTTGAGCTTGATAGATGTGTGCGGAATGAAGTTTGAAGCAGGACAAACCCTATTGCCTCGAATCTCTTGCTTGAACGAGCGTGACATTATCAATATGCCTCCAGAGAACTGGGCGCCATTGCTCACGACGCTTGCCTCTTTTTTCGTCGCGACGGAATAGTAATAGAGCGAGTTGAAGACTATTACGCAGATATCGCCCTTGTGTTTCATTGGCCCCCAAGCGAAATAGACAAACTCAGCTACGACGATCTATTACTGTTTCGAGAGCTAGCCAGGCAAAGGCACGAACAAACACCACAAGAGAGCGAATAAGCTCTCTTTTTTTGTATCAACAAAAGGCTATCCAGAATGAAAATGAAACTGTCTGTTCTCATGGATATGAAAGATAAAACTTCAGCCGTTCTAAAAGGGATGAGTGGCGAGAGTGACTATTACGCCAAGTCCATCAAAAAGGTACAGAAGACACAGGCTGACGACTCTGCCGCAATGGGGATGATTGATTCTTTAAAAACGTCACGAAAAGCGATGGACAAGAACGCCATTGCGGTTGCTGCGGTCAGCGAAAAGCTTGAGGAGTTAAAAGTAAAAGCAGCAGGCGTTGAATCCCCAAGCGCTGCGCTCACGGAGAAGATTACAAAGCAGCAAGCTAAGCTGAGCAAACTGAACACTGAGCAAGAGGGGTATAAATCCCATTTAGAAAAGCTCGATACTCAGTTAAAAAAGACAGGGGTGAATACGGGGAACCTCGATGATGAATACGACCGACTGAATCGAAGTTACAAGAAGCACGGTAAGGAAATTGGGAGGCTTAGTAAGCGTTATACCACCTTACAAAGAGTCATGAGCCCGATTCAAAAGCTGAACCGTTCCATCAAGTTTCCCAAGGTCGGCGCTGCAGCGGCAGGAAAAGGAGCTGCACTGTTAAGTGGTTTAAGCTTTGCTGGGTTAGTGACACAAGTGAATGGCGCTGCAGGTGAAATGGACAACCTGGCAAAGACATCGGCGACCCTAACCCTACCCATTCAAGAACTCCAAGCTATGCAATCCCAAGCTGAACATGCGGGGGTAAGCTCTGACGCACTGTCTAACTCCATGCTTCGCTTCACCAAACGACTTGGCGTGCTGCAAAAAACGGGTTCGGGTACGTTAGGCTCTTATCTTAAGAAGAGTGAGAACGCGCTGCATAAAGACTTACAGGGCGCGCAAGACACCAAGCAGGCTTATGAGATGCTCCTTGAAGAGTTCTCTCAGCTTGAAACGCCGCAAGAGCAAATGGCCTTTGCGGACGCTGCCTTTGGTCAAGATGGTCGTAAAATGCTGATCATGTTACGTGAAGGTACTGAAGGGTTAACGGCCGCAAGAAAAGAACTTAATGCATTGGGTGGCGGTGCGACTGCAGAAGATGCGGCGAAAGCGGAAGCCTACAACGATGCTCTGCAAAAAATAGAAGAAAGCGTTCGCTCTATGAAGTTTGCAGCACTTGCCCCCATCATGGAAAAAGCGACTAAAGCATTCACCCAATTTTCTGAGAAGTTTAAGAACGCTGCTTGGCGAACCGACTTCATCGAAAAGCTTATCCAAGCCGTAGATGGTCTTTATCGAGGCTTTCAACTGCTGGGGAAAGGGCTTATTTGGTTAACGCAAAACTTCAAAGGGATTCTAGCGACGGTCGCCATTCTAAAAGTGGCGTTGATTGCTTTGAATGCTACCATTTTAGCAAACCCAATAGGACTCATGGTAGCCGCTATTGCCGCTGCAGTAATCGCGATCACCTATTTAATCGATAAGTTTATTGGCTTAGACAAAGTGATCAAATGGATTGGTGATGGCATTGGCTGGTTGTGGGATAAATTCAAAGCGCTAATCAACAAACTGCCAGATGCCCTCATCCCCGATGAGTGGAAAATTCAAACCATTGAAGCCGGTAAAGAAGTCGATAACATAGCAGACAAACTCAACCGTATTGAAGATAAGAGCGCGACGCTTGGCATTACGACCAATGAAGCCCAAAACCGAACGGAGCGAACCCAAACCGAGCAAGGTTATTATGCTTATCAAGCAGGTGGCGTTGAGCCTATTAAAAGAAATGCAGAGTATAGCCCTCTGGGTAACCAAAGCGTGAAAAGTAAATCTGAAGTGTCATTGACCATCAAATCGGATAAGCCCGTCGCAATTGAGAAAGCGCAAAGTGAAAAAGGTATAGATTTGAATCTGGATGTGGGGAATATGGCTTGGGGGTTTTAATGCAGGTGAAAAGCCCTTGCTATAAGGCAAGGGCAAATGAGCTAATCTGTGTAGACATCTGGGTGATAGACGCTACGAATAACTTGAGATTTCATCTCAACTTCCAATACGGAGTAAATGTCATACGTAAGCTTTATAACTCCATCACGTAATTCGTTCAGCTTCTGAGCAAGATCTGCATATGAAGTTGCTTGGGCAGATGATTTAGGATGGATAGCCTGGTTATTACGCTCGAGCAACTGCTGTTTAAACAACTGCCCACATTTATTACCGCGGTCGACCTTATTACCCGGAGCTAAAATAGGAATCCAATCTCGAATTTTATCTTCCAGAGATACTGGAGACTGTTTTGAATCAATCAGCTTATCCGCTGCTGTTTGATTATAAACCAAAGCCTTATAGTTGAAATATGACTCTAAAGATGCAAACAGCTTAGATAGACACGAGTAATATTCTTCAATATCAGCATGCTGAATAGCACGATCTCTGTATTTCATTGCTGATTCAAATTTACCCTGATAGTCACTCATATTTAAACTTCCAGCCCCGTTGATAGATGCCTGAGAATCCCCATTAGCATCAATAACTGAAGCCTCACCCCCACTAACATGAACATGAAATGTCGTAGGTAAGATATTCTCTACGAACGGTATAATTACTTTGAAATCACGGCTAGATGTTACTAGTTGCTTAAATGGATACTGATTTTGGTTAAACCACGCCTCTATCTGTTTGTTATTTAATGTGTCGGTGTGGCTACGATTTGAGTGGTCACTTTTCCTAACTAAATCGAGAATCATTTTCTTAGCCTGCTTCTCTGAAATGCGCTGACGTACCTTTAACAT